AAATTCGAAGGCCCCGGTTGCAAACCGGGGCCTTTTCGTTACTTCAGCTTCGCAATCAGCTTGATCAGCACGTCCGTGATCGTGCCGCCGGCCACCTTGGCGCGGGCCTTGAGCTTCCCCTTTTCAGCCTTGGTCACGCGGAAGTTCAGCCGCTCGAAGCGCGCGCGGCCGACCTTCTTGACCCGCTTCGGAACCGACCGCTTGGCCTTGCGCGCCGGGGCCTGCCGCTTCGCCGTCTTGACGAACTTCTTTTTCGCAGCGGCCTTTTTCTTCCGTTTCGGCTTCTTGAGCTTGGCAGCCTTGGCCGCGATTTCGCTCGGCCGCGGCTTCCGGGACGCCTTCTTCGGTACGTCGGACAGTGGCGGCGCAATCAAATCAAGTTCAGGAATATCCATGTACGTTCCTCGTGCGGGGTTGCTATCCCGACTGTCATACTGTACGCATGTGCACCTTGTCAACATAGGAGCGCGTACGCATGGCCGACGTACTAAAGCTAGTTCCGAAGGAAAACGGACCGGAGAGCGGCGACCTAGCTACGTGGCTCCGCAAACTAGCGGACCAAGTTGATAGCGGAGAAATGCCCTCGCAATCCGCTGCCATCGTATTCGTGGTGCAGGAAGAAGACGGATTTTGCTGTCGCATGCGCCGCCACGGTCTACATTATTTGGCGGTCATCGGTGCTTTTAAAACAATGACGCACGACATGCTGCATGCGGTTAGCTAGCCATCTACGGCCATAGACACCGCGCACGCGTCCCACCGATCGGGGGAGCGCACTGGTTTCAACATTGTTTTAATCTTTTCTTTCGGCGTCATGAACAAACGCGACTTCTCGTCGCGCCGGCATCCGCTTTGCCCCCACTGGTATGCCGCAGCTTCTTCTTGCGCCATCTTGTCATTTGGCATGGATACGTCACCTTGCAGCCAGCGCTGCAACTTATCGTGTAGCTCAGCGCGACGGTTGCCGTATAGTGTATCGTTCAAAGCTCCGTGCGCAAAATTGACGGCCACAACTTTTTCTGGCCCGTACGTCCGCATGCGCAAGCGGCACGCGTCAAGCAGTCCCTTACCGATGCCGGTCACGTCGATTAAGATAGCATCCATATCGAAGCGCTTGAACGTAGCTACCAGCCAATCGGCCTGCACGTTATAGTCCCGGCTTGTCAGCTCGCCCCACACGCGGGCGCCGATCGCCGAGCCCTGTCGGTCGCAAACAAATGGCTTGTCCTGGCCGTCGCCTGCCGGGTCTACGCACAGGAGCTTCAGCGCGCCGGCCGAAGGCGCAGGCTTACGAACCATGGCTGCAGCCACCAACGACGCCGCGAAGAAATCCATGGTGCTGTCGGCCATAAAACACTCGCTGTACATGGCCGGGTACTCTTGCCGTGTAAGGGGATGTACTTTCTCTGCTTGGCCGCCGTTCATGGTCGCAATGGTGTAGTTCTGCAACCAAAACCAGTAAAGCTGCTCGCGATCGAGACCGTGCAACTTCGCGTATTGCTCAAAGTCCGCCGACGCTTTCCAGCCTAACGGTACCTCTGTGCGGTACTCTGGCATGACGGTCCACGGCAGGAAGTGAATGCGCCACGGCCCCTTATTACCCGCTCGGTGCGCTTCCTCACACATGTTGTAGAACATGCCGGATTGACCATTGCCGGTGCTCTCCATGCAAATTTCAGTACCGGGTAAATTCTGCACCGTCTGCAGCAAACCTGACGAAAGGTCTTCCGTATTGTCGAAAAACGCAGCTTCCGAAAGATGCAGCAAGTGGAAATCATCGGAACGACCAATGTCACCGCCGTCCGCCGATGCGACCTTGTACAGAGACTTCAGTTTGTCAAAGACAAGCTCGTATGCATTTGACGCACTGATCGAGGGCCGTACGGACGACGGCAAGCCGTTATAAAATTCCTTGATCTCTTTGTGCAGATTGGACGCGCTGTCCGCGCGGTGCGCGACGACTTGCGCGCGACGGCCGAACATAGTTGCGGTCTGATGAAAGTAACGACCGCCTATTTCCGTACTGACACCCATCCGGCGCGCTTTGGGAATGAGAGCGCGCACCATGCCGAATGTCTTTTTCTCGGCTTCCAATCCAGTGCCCAGCCTTCGCTGCGCATGATTGAAAATGAACGGTATGCGTTCGCCGCCAGCACGCGGCCGTACGCGCAAGAATTTCTCGCGATAGTAATCGAAATCGCGAAGCCTCACCCGCAATTCTTCTTTGCTTTGTACGGGCGAGGCTTCCCAGGGAAACATGTTACTTCGCAGTGACGATGGTAGCCGAGTTGGCGGCGGCGAGGGCTTCGCCCGTCGTTGCCGTTGGCGGCACGATAGGTCGGGACTTGGCGAGCAGCGCAGTCTTTTCCGCCGCGTAGTAGTGCGCCACGGCCGACCAAATCACAGGAATGGCGTACATCACAATGCCGCTCGTGATGGAAACGAACTCCGTAGCGTCGGAACCCTTGATTGCGCCGACCGCGGCCAAAGTACCCGCGGCACCCGCGAGCGCCGTCCGCAACTGTCCTGCCACGATCGGCTTGGCGATCTGCCACAGCGTATTTGTGTCCATCTTCAATTTCTCCTATTTCGGGAGCCTTGACGCTACCCCAGAAATGTCATACACACAAGACGCCGCAAGGCATCCCTCTGGTAGACTAGCGCGGGGCCTTGGAATGCCCTCTGGCCCCGCGCATCTTTATGTGGAACCCCATGGCCCTTACCCGAGACGAATTGAAGGCGAAGCGGCTGCAGGCACAAGCCGTGGTCGGAAACCAGATGCAGGCCACGGCCGACATGTACGATCGCGTCATCACCGCCGGCAGCCTGGTGGCCGCGGCACGCGATCTCGCCGAACAAGCGCACCTTGCCGACTTGAACGCGCAAATCGCCGATCTCAAGGAAATGGCCGAAGATCTGGCGGGGTTCAGTCAGGCCGTCCCTACGACTGGCGCAGCGCCCGCGCCCGCTACCGCCAGCGTAAAGCCCTCACAATTCGTATCTGACGCCCTGGCGGTCCTGAACGCAACCCAACCTCATCCTCGAGCGGACGCATGGGCGAAGGGCGACGCCTACGTAGGGACGCGCCTAGAGCCGGCTACTCCGCAAACTTGATCGTCGGATCAATCGCCACCATCGTCAGCAGCAAGCCGGCGCAGCCGAGCTGCATATCGACAACACGCTGCCCTTTGTGCGGGCCGGACGGGTACACGTCCTCGATCGGCCCGTGGTCAACCAGCACCTTGCCGCCCGGTCCCGTGGGCGGATCGTAGATAGAAGTCCCCGACCACACATATGGAGACGGGCGACCAGCATAGGCGTATTTCAGGCCGTTGTACTCTTCGAGCTGCGTAAGCGTTCCACCTATGCTCCAGTCCGCGTTGTGAGCGGCGAACGGCGGGCAGTGCACTAAGGCGTCAACTGCACCGTCCTCCCACGAAGCAAAGGGGCCGCGGCCTGCGGGCACGTGGACCGAAACATGGTGGAGCGGATCACCTTGACCAAGTTGCGTGTTCCAATTCTGATCCGCTTCGCGCTCGTGAATGACAGCAACGACGGCCCACGGCACCCCAGTCCTGGTCTGCACCGGAAGATAGCGAACTTTGGCGGCCGCCAGGCGCTTCGCGACGCCTAAGAAGTCGCGCGTCAACTTGGCGCTCTTCCATCGTCCTGCGTTCGCTGTTCGCAAGGTCACCAAAGCTTGATCGGTCATAAACGTACCTCAAATAAAACCGGCCGTCGCCGTCCACACAATAAGCGCGATAGTAGCCGCAGCCAAAGCGTACACGATGAAAATTCGCATAGCTGGCCTCCTAATTGCAGACGCTCGCCGCACCAGAGTTCGTTACCGGCGTCGTGGCGTAGTTCGCACCCGGCAGTAAACAATCGGCGGTGACGCCTGAGCCGATATTCACGCCGAAGGCCATGGCACGGATAGCGTTAGGCCCGACTAGGATGTTGCTCATGCTGCCGACGCCAGCCTGAAAAACAATACCTTGTTGGCTGCCCGACGCGTCACCAGTAATACGGTTACCACTGACAACGATATCGGAACAGAGCGCACCAGAAAAATTGCACGTAAAGAACATGCCGAACGAACCTGCGCCTGTGATGCTCAATGAATTGCCGGTGACTGTTGTCGCTCTGATACCTGGGGTACCCGCCGTTGACAAGAACGAGAAGCCCACCAAACCGGTGCCCGTGCCGTTCAACGTATTATTCGAAACCGTCATGAGGTTAACGTTTTCGAACACGTACCCGTTCTCGTTGGTGCTCTCGGCCTGGTTACCGTCAACCAGACAATTTCCCATTTGATTAAATTCAAATAAGAACTGCCCCCCGGCTGTAAAGCTGAACCCATTACGGCGATAGGTGTTGCCACTAAACGTACAGTTAAAAAGGCCAGCTATCGCGTACGCATTGGGGCCGCCGACTGTGATGTTGCCTTCGAGGTGACAATTATTACCCTTCATTGCGACGCCGACAATTGGCGTGTTACCCCCAAGGATCTGTATGCAGCCCACTCCTGAAAGTGAGCCATTCGCGCCGCCCGACCCAATGTCTAGACGGTTATCCGAAATCGTCCAGTCGGTGGCCCCCGCTGACGCCGCGGGGATAAACACAATTCCGTTACCAATGTAGTTGTCAGTGATGGAGTTGTGCGAAGAAGTCCCGCCTGAGCCCGTCGTACTGATCTGAATGCCGTTGTCTCGATTGCCCTGCAGAACGTTTCCGTACGCTTCCAGATACGACACGTTCTGCATGGACACCGTGCCCGCATCGCCAGTCGAACCGAAGCCCGATATGCGATTGTTTCGGAACACATTGTACAGCATCGTGCTCCCGGCCGGTCCTTCAAACCAAAGCGGAAAAGTCGTTTGCGTCGTACCGTTACCAGAACCCGCGAGTGTACAATTCTCGATACCCGAGCCGCTGGCAACCGCAGACCCATTTCCGAAAGTGATACCCCCGGCCGTCCCAATTGACAGCACGGCACCGTTTTCGCAGTGAATAACTACGTACGCTCCCGTAACAGTCAGCACAGCTGATATCGTCTGATTGGACGGAACAATGATAGTCGAATTTGCCGCACATGTGGCGATTGCGGCAGCGAGATTTACAAAGCCGACGCCGTCCACATAACAGGTGTTATTAATCTTGGACGGCGCGATGACCGAGCCGGCGCCCGCTGCCAAGATGGTATTGACTTGCGCAGCCGTACAGTCTTGCACAGCCCCGGTAAGAGTGCACTTGATTGTGTTGTTCGCGCCGGGCGTCAAACCGACGTTAGCGAGAGACTGAAAAACAGGATCGAAAGTCGGGCCGGCGCTGATGAGTGGCAACCCCACTGTTCCCGGGATTGCAGCACCAAACCCTGTTACGCTCGCTCCGCGGCCGGTCGGAATAGAATGGTTCGGCGTCTGCCACTGCGCAAGTGCAGGGTTCGCGACCAGCAATAGCAAAGCAAAGACAAATTTCTTCATGGTGCGATAACCCATCCATTCAAATCAGGCGAGGGGTACAGCGTAACCCCTGCGAGCTGTACTGCAGTAGATAGCAGCGTCCACGATGGTTGCTGCATGATAGTTTCGGTCCCGGCCGGCGTCAGCGTGACAGCGTGAGCAACTATTCCCGTGGACCAATCCACGATTTGCAGCGAACGCCCGCCGCGACTACCAACCGCAGGAAGTATCAGAGCAGTTGCGGCTGGTGCCGCACGCTGTACGGCCAGCAAAGAGGTGCCGGAAGCAATGTTGGCCGCTGCAGTGGCCGCCGATTGAAAGGAATACCCACTCAGCCCGAGCAGTGCACTCCACAACGTAGTAGTAGTCGCCACCTGGTACGTGCCGGCTGCCGCGTTCCAAAGATACACAGTACCTTCGGCAACCCACGATGGTTGCGACGGCTTAAGCCATACGGTTGTCGCTTGATTTACCAGCGGCGCAGTCTGCCCTACAGAGAGTGAAAACAATCCCGCACGTGCAAGCGCAGCGACGACATAATCAAGGCCCGGCATTCGCGCCACGGCTTCGCCACCCGCTACGTTTCGCAGCAACGCAAGAAAGTCAGTTGTCGGGGTGTAACTCATGGCGCGATGTACTGCCCTTCAATTTCGGTAAAAATAGGCGCGTTACCAACCCGTGCACTGAAAGACAACAGCATCCGATGCAGCCGTCGTCGCTTGGAACGTGACCGACGTTACGGTGTTAGCAATTTGCTTTAGCGTGTCCGCGGGCGTTGTTTGGTCCTGAGCACCGCACGTATAGCCATTAGGAGCCGTTGGCAGCGATGATAAAATGATCGTACCGGCAGCACACAGAGCGGCGGAGAACTTACCTGCCGTCGCGCCTCCTACGAAACTAGAAGCCGTACAACTTCCAGTAGTTCCAACCGGAGAGCTACCTTTAGCGATCATCGCACCCGTTGCCAGAAAATTTGCAGCCGCGATATTATTAACGCCCGGATCAGGTGCCGTCCCAATGCTAACGCCTCCGCTAGCTTGTACAGTTAGTGCATTGACGTTTGCGGTAGTCCCATTAGGAACGGTGTTGATGATAAACTTTTGGCCGTTGTGACCTACGCTGAAATTTTCACTCGCCTGAAACCCAGCTACGCCCAAACCAGAGCCCCAGTTAGGATTTCCATCGTAGCCTTGACTAACTAAGAAAAAAGTAAAATTCCCGGACGCCGTTGCCGTAGGGCTCGCTACCGTACCGTTCGCAGCGCGGCCCCAAAACTCAGGAATGTTGCCGTACGCTTCAAGCTCAAGGGTTGCCGCGTTGCCGGGAACATTTACCATTTGGAACTGTGTTCCGGCAACAGGTGTTGGACAAGTATTAGTGCCATTGAGTACCAACAAAGCCGTGACGCACGTGGACGTGCCCCCGATAGTAACATCGCCTGCGCTAGCAACCGCTCCGCGCTGTACGCCGCCGGTTTTAAACAGTATGCTATCGCCGGATGGAGATCCGCTTGACGTAGATTGAAGTGTCAACGGCGACCCTGCAGCGGCACCCCCGTATACTATCGGCGAAGTTAACGAAGTTGATCCGCTTAACGTGGTAAATGTTCCACCATTCACCACAAATGAACCCGCAGTACCCACATTCACGGCAAGCGCCGTACCTACGTTTGACCCTAGCCCAGACACGTTAGAGACAGCAACGGGGGCGCAAGTATTGTCAACGCAAGCTCCAAAAAATACCGACCCAGCCGTCGCGCCCGGAAACGTTGTACTGACCGAGGAATAATTTGGTATCGTCGCATTCTTTGTTAAAACATATTGTTGTCCTGTCGAACCGGCTCCAGCCCCAGCTCCACTGAAAATGTTACCGGCCCCCAAGTTCGTTGATGACCCGGAACCGCCACCAAAATACCAACTACTGAAAGTGAGCGCATTAGGAACGCTTATCGTCGCGCTCCCCATTTCAAACGTACCCCCATTATTAACAATGTGGTTCGTCATGCAGTTAGGTGCACACCCGGCGTCTCCAACCTGATACGTACCGCCGTCATAAACAAGTACGCCGCCATCTGTAAGAGACATGTGAGCGCCAGAAGGCTGACTGCTAAATGCCATATTAGCGAACACAAGCAGTCCCATTTTTGTCACTGATAGCCAAACTTGATTGCTACCCGCCGCTAGCGTCTTAAAACCTCGCAAAGAGATCACTGCTCCATCATCAATCGACAGCCCCGCGGAGGTCCAAGAGCATGAAGTTGGCGATGCCTGATTTCCGATAATGAAGACGACCCCATTCCCGGTCGCAGTGGGCCCAAGGAACGCACCAGGAGGGGTTTCAGTAAACCCGCAGTCACTCTGAATTGTCGCAGTTCCGCCTGGCCCAACTTTTTGTATCGTCTGAAATAATTGATATGCATGGTATATAGTTGCGCACGCGCCGGTCCCCGACACAGCCAACCCGCACGTGTTGCTATCTACCCCAGCCACGTGATCTACGTTAAGCGTTATGCTTCCGGACGGTGCCGGCGCCGCTCCAAGGTTGGCGCGCGCACCGGCTGCAGTACTCGCCGCGGTGCCGCCCTTCGCGATCGAGAGCGGCGACGTACCAGGATTGGTTTGAGCCAAGGCTGGCGCGGTTAGCGCGAGCAGCAAAACAAAGGCGCAGTAAAGTTTTTTCATCAATAAGCCCCTGAACCGTCCGGCAGCGGCGTAAGCGTGATATTCCCGCCGTTGCTGTCTATAGGATACGTATAATTCAGTACTGACATTTGTGTCTGCCCGACCGAAGGCGTGACGCTAATGTTATTCGCCAAAGCCCCCATCCCACTGTCAACTACGGTCAGTTTCTTCGTGCGTACAGCCCAATTTACGTTAATAGTGAACGGTGCACCGATGCCCGCTTTTAATAAAATCACATCGTCCGCAGGTTGCGCAGCGTACGATCCGGTGCCAAACGCACTTATGGTAACGTAATTCAGCGTACCGAAGCTGCTCGCACTTATGACTTGGCCCCACAACGCAGGTGTAGCCAGTACGTATGAAGTGCCATTCCACAGAAACACAACGCCTTCCGCAGCCCACGAAGGCACGTTGGGCCTGAACCACACAGTAGTCGCTTGACCCACTACCGGCGCAGCTTGGCTCACTACCAGGTTGATGAAACCCGCACGCGCAAGTGCGACAATCACATAATCGAGGCCCGGCATGCTAGCTACGCGCTCGCCGTTCCCGGTGTTCCGCAACAGCGCAAGAAAATCGGTTGACGTAGTGTACGCCATCAGTTCTTACTCGCAATGATGCAGTCTACGTACGACAGCGACAGGCTGACTGAGTGCGTATGCGCACCTCCGCCGCCCTGGCTATCCGTGATGCCCGGATTACCGTACTCGGGAGGGATCGTGCCAGAAAGACCGGCTGACGCGGAAAAGCCACTCGGGTTTAGTATGCTGCCGTGACTGTGCGGCGGTATCTGCGCCAACGTCAATGTCGTATTGCCAACCGCAGTCTGCGCAAACACCGTACTGAACGCGGTGCCCGGCGTCGTGCCGACCGCGCCGGACACGACACGCAAACCGTAGTCATTGAGTAGCGTTTGTTTCGTCCATCCCACGGGCGCAGCCGTCTGCTGGAATAGCATAGTTGTTCCGGAAGGAAACACCGAAGGCGCGGGCAGCCACGACGGATCAGCACCCGCGCCGCCGGAAGTCAGCACCAAGCCGGCAGCGCCCGGCGCCAGCGTCTCCCATAAAGCCGCGTCGCGGTACAAAAGATCGCCTTGCGCAGCACCGAAAACGGCGTCGAGCAGCGCCGACAAACCTTCCCACCCCGGCACAAGGCCCGATGACGTAAGAAGCGTATTCGCCGTGCCGATGCCTAGTGCCTGCCACAGCGCAGGACCGCGGTAGATCAGTTGGCCTTCCGTCGCACCAAACGTGTTGTCGAGTGACGTGCTCGTAAGTACGTCAGCCGTGCCCGGTATCGGCGTCGCGGGCCACGCACCGGCAGCTTTCGGTCCGTAAATGCCTTCCGGCGGGTCCGTACGCACCGCAAAGTCGCCGTTGTTGCCTACTGTGTTGATTGGCGGCCCGCCAACCGAAGTCCACCACGAAGTACCGTTTTGTCCGGCCGACGCCTGTAATAGATCCAGGAACAGCGCGGCCGTGGCCGGCGCGTACGCACCTAAAGTCGGGTTCCAGAGTTGCAATACACCTTCGGCGGACCAACTCGGAACGGCGGCCTGCAGCCACGCCGTGGTCGATTGGTTAGCAACGGGAGCGGTCGCGGACACCGAAAGTGAAAACAGTCCGGCGCGCGTGAGCGCAGCAACGACGTAATCGAGGCCCGGCATTTCGAGCTTCGAAACCTGCCCGGCGATATTACGCCACAGTCCTAAGAAATCTGTTGCCGGATTAAATACCATGTTCGTCCTCTGCTGTGTACAAAGGATCGAGAATGACAGGAACAGCAACCGGCGAGGTCGGCCACGCGCCCGCGGCCTTCGGCCCGAAGATCGTCGGCTGCAAACCGTAGTTCGGATATCCGCCCCAAAGCAAACAATAGTCACCATTGATGCCGATATCGTTTGTCGGCGGGTAGGCGCTAAACCATTTCAATTGCGCTTGGTAGGTCACGGGGACCAAGAATAGGTAATAACCCCACGGGCTAGGATCGTTCGTCACGCGTTTGTTATACAAAAACCATGTCTGTACGTCCAAGTACAGATCGCCCACAACACCAGCTTCAGGCGTAGGCGGACCAAACCCGCGAAGCACAGAGCCGAATTGCTTCGCTTGCGCGAAAATGCCGCCCTGCAATGTTCCGTTGTCAAAGCCCGCCATTACAATGCATGCTCGTCTTGGGCCGTGTACTCCGGATTGAGAACGACAGGCACGGCCGCCGGTCCCGACTGCAAGCCAATCTGCGATACCGGAGTACCCGCGCTAGCAGTGACCGGGACCGCGAGAACGTACTCGTCGAGCAGCCCAACAACGATAAGCTGCGTTGACGAGCTATCCGGAAGCGCCGGCCCTTCGTCCGACAGGCCGACTTGCAGCACCGTACCGGCGCCTGCAACCGCGATCGGCACCGTCAAGCCCGCGTCGCCGTTCTCAGGCCACGCACTGGCTTGCTTTGGCCCGTAAATCGAAGGCTGCAAGCCGTAGTTACTCCAGCCGCCCCAAAGCAGGCAGTAGTCCCCCGCGATGCCAATATCATTCGTCGGCGGGTACGAGCTGAACCATTTCAGCGCCGTACGATATGTGGCAGGCAGCAAAAACAGGTAGTGCCCCCACGGGTCCGTATCGCTGAACGACCGCTTGTTGTAAAGGAACCACGTCTGTACGTCGAGATACACATCGCCGACGACGCCCGCTTCCGGTGCGGGCGGACCAAAGCCACGCAAAATCGAGCCGAACTGCTTTGCCTGCGCAAAGACGCCGTGCTGCAACGTGCCCTGGTCGAAACCTGCCACTATTTCGCTACCAGCTTCTCAGCCGCAGCAGCCTCCGCGACGTGCCACGCGTCAACGTATTTCTGGTATGGCGCCAAGTCGGAAATCACTTGGTTCGGCTTCTTTGATCGAGCACCGCAGTGATCACAGTGCACCGTGCGGTATTCAATCTCGCCTTCGAGATCAGTCCATTGCAACGCGTGAAAATCAGCCGGCAAATCACCGCAATCGACTTTATGATGTACGCCATCGATAACCACTGCGTTGTCATCTTTAATGATGGTCATTCTCATGTAACTGCACCGCTTTCACCGGTTCTCGAAATCTGCAACGCCAACGCAACACCCGTGCCGTCACCGTTGTTGATGTTCACAACGCGCAAACGGACCCACCCGGCGCGGTGCGCGCGGCGGTCGGTCGCAACGACGAGGTTCTGCCATTGATCAATAGGCCACGCCTCCGCGTCCCCCTCACCGCCGAACATCTTCATTTCAAGAAAAACTTGCACTTCAGCCGCGATAGCTGACTTGGTGACGACGCTTTGCGCAACGCTGCCAAACACAATCGACGCGCGGCAGATGTTGACCGCGATCGTGTCGCCTTTGTTGATGGGTAGCCAACCGGTAGTACCGCCGATGAAATCGACGTAACAATAGTCATATTGTCTGTTGATAGCCTTCGCGGTGCCGCCTGGCCGGTAAAACACGTGCTACCTCTTCTTGGAAGCGAACTTCCCCTTCGACGACATGCCGCAGCTCTTGGGCGCCGGCCATCCCGGCATCGTCGCCGTGATCGGGTTGCGCTTCTTCATGCCGAACTTGCGCGCGGCCGTCATCAGCGGTTTCTTGAGCCGTTCCTCAATGGCCGTGCCCTTGGCCCCTGGCGTGCTCACGGCTTCTTACCGCCCTTGCGGAACCCGGAACCCTTGCCGCCCTTCGTATCGAAGGCCTTGGACGAGTTGCCGGTCGCCGTGCCGACGCCAAGCCGGAAACCGCTCGGGTGCCCGCTGTAGGTCACTCCGCCGCTGCCATCGCCCTCCCCGTGCCCGTGCGTGGCCTTGGCGAGCCGGCGGTTGCCGGTGCTGATATCCGCAGCCGCGCCGGGGTAGCGCTTCAGCGGCCCCGCGGGCACCGCAGGACGGCCCCCGAACTTCGTATCCGGCGGTCCAAACTCGTTGGGCACCATGTCATTGTCGCCGGTCGGGTTGAAACCCGTCTTGTGTCCGCAAAAGCGAGTGCTCACTTTTTCCTGCCTTTCTTTGGCGTCTGTTTCTCAGCGCGCGGCAGGGTAGCCGCGAGCATCAAAGCCTGCCCCGGACGCAGCATCCCGGCCCGCTCCATCCGCCGCGCAACGAAATACGTCGCGGGGCTGATCTCGACGTAGTTGCCGGGAACGCCAACCTTCGCTTTGCTGGGCAGGCCATTGCTCATGCGCTACGGCGCCCCGCCGCCAAATTCGCTCGCCGGCCGCGGTGCGAACGGGTCGGCGGAGGGTGCGTCTCGAAGCGGAGCCGGCGGCGCATTCCATTCAATCTCGTGTCCGGGTTGCTCGCGCGCGATCTGTGCCGCTAGCGGCTCGTCGCGCTTCTCCAGCTCGGCCTTCTTCTGCTCAAGCTGTTCCACCTGAGCGCTCGCGTCCGGGTGCCTGGCCGCGTCGGCCAGCCGGCCGCGCGCTGCGCCCACGATATCGGCAAGGTGCTTGTTCACGATAGCGGCGCGGAGGTCGGCTTCCAGCTTGCCAAGTTCGTCGTGCGACTTGACCAGCACTTCTGCGATTGTGGGCATGGGTTCAGATCCTTTCAAAATCGTGATGCAGCCCCAAGGTATCAGGAACCGCGTTCGGCGTCACTTCTTTTTCTTGCCCCGCTTCTTGGCGTAAGCAATGGCAACCGCTTGCTTTTGCGGCTTGCCGGCCTTCATTTCCGTTTTGACGTTGGACGAAAACCCCGCCCGCGTCTTGGCAGCCTTACCGGATTTCAACGGCATCGTTTATTCCCCCTATCGTTGCGGAAAAGCGCCCTCGCTGTACCACCACCGGTATTCGCCTTGTTTGTACTTATCCGGCGCACACAGCTCGTTGACATAAATATCTTCCGGTTGCCCATCTTCGTCGCGTTGAAAATGAGCTTTAATCAGCCCGTTATTCCTTTCGACACTCATACAAAGATATCTTTTGCGGGGCGGGGCCATGTCAATGCGGGACCGCGATCGAGGAAGTCATAATCCGCTGGCGCAGGCTATCCACTTCGGTACGCAACGTTTTCACTTCGTCCAAAATTGTTGGAGCACCGTCATCAAGTCTAGCAGCTCGTGCTTTCAAGTCTGCTATCTCCGCGCCCTGCCCGGCCCGCTCTTTGTGCAACTCTGCGCTTGCGTCGGCCTCAGCTTGCACTTTCGCTATGTCCGACCGCAACCACTCCAGTTCCTTACCGACAACAAGCTTGTACTGGTCATTAGTTTGGATCGACGTGTAGAGCTGCGCAAGCTGGTCCCTGTCTTTCTCGCGCCCTGCCTCAAGCCGGTCGATCCTTACCTGCATCGGCGAAATAATCACGGTGTACATACTGCCGCCCGTGATCACGATCGCACTTATGGCGCCAACCATCGTCTGCACCCACCCGCCGTTAGTAGATGCAGACGCGGTAACCATTTAACCCCCGCTTCGATACCCCATCCGCGCCAACGCGACCGATATCGTTTCAAACCGTCCCAAATTCTCTTCGTGCCGCTTCTGGTCTTCCTTCTCGTGTTTGCCGAGCATCGCCGCTTGGGCGTGCTCAACCTTCCGGAACTGTCCTGACAACCACCAAGCAAGCGCTGCTACCGCCGCAGGCCCGCCGGCCCCGAAGGCGTACTTCATAACTTCGTCCATTTTGAAAGCCTTTCATCCTAAAAATCGTGTCCTCGCTGCCGCGATACGCTCGGCTACTTCTCCGTTCGCCTTCACAACTTCATTACGGAAGCTCTCCACGGCCGCGCCGGTCTGTCGCGACATCTGCGCATTTTCGATCAGCAACAGCGGTAGGAAGCCGTCGACGCAGCCGTAGCGATCGACGATAGCGCCGGTCTGCGGATCCTGGCCCTTGATGCTGACGAACTTCGGGCAGTCGCATTTTGACACGATATCGCGGCACGAACGCTTGAAGGCCGTCGCCGGACACTTGATTTTCGGGTCCGGCAGCATCAGCGCCGCCCTACGTTGACTTTCTCGATTGTAGCAGTGAACACAGTGACGGCCGTCAAAACTATGCGGTACTGGCCAGCAGGCAGCGTGTACAGCGAATAAGCAGCCGTAGTGATGACAGCGGAGACCGGCGCAGGCGTCGTACCATCCGGCATCAACTTAAACAACTGTACGGACGTGCCCGTGAGTGTCGCGATCGTCAGCCCATAGTCGCCTGCGTCCAACGTAAAGTCCGCAGGCGTGGCCGCAATCGCCGCCCAGTACTGATAGCTCTTTGGCTGGGTTACGAGCGCCATTTTACTGCTTCATCCAAGTGCCCGCCGACGAGCATACCACCATAGCCGTGACGGTACCGCCGCCGACCGCTGCCGTATTGTAGACCGGGGTGGCGGCAGCATCCGTTACGACGCGGAGGATGCCGATATGCGACACGTCGCAAGTCGGAAGCTGCGCCACCGTGGACGCGAGAAGTTGCGTTCCGCCCGCGCCATTCGTGGACGGAATGCCAAATTTCGAAGTTTGGGCTGCTGCCGCGCTCGCCAAGCTCGCGAGAACGACGGCAAGAGTTGCGAGAAGCGCCCGCATATCAATGCGCTCCGATCGGGAACGCAAGCACCGCGGCACCAGGCCCGTTGGCCGCGTAGCCGCAGATGCGCGCCTGCGTGTACATCGGTAAATCCGACAGCGAGTTGCCCGCCTGCAAACCGATGTTCGGAGTGGGCAGGCCCGCACTGAACGCCGGGCACGCCACGCCCCACGAGACCACGGCCGCGGTAACCGTCATCGCAGCCGAAAGCGTGATACCCGTGGTCCCGTTGAACGCGGCCACCGTCGTGCCCGACGTGATGCCGGCGCCGGAAATGATACAGCCGACACATGGCGGATTGGCCGCGGCGCTGGCGGTGAGCGTCAGGGCCGTGGTGCCTGGTGCGGTGCCCGTACCGCTGCCTTGCGACGTGAACAGCCACGCATTGCCGAGCAGGACGCGCATTTCCAGCGGACCGTTGCCGAAATCGACAATCGAGTTGGCAAAGATCGGCACCGGCTGTTGCACGACGACTTGCGCCGCCGCGACTTCGGGAAGCGCGACGCCGACCAGCATGGCCATCGCGAGCAGAAATTTCTTCATGGTGTCTCTTCCTTTTGAAACTGTTGCATTGCTCGCGATTAGTCGGCACCAAGCCCGGCGTTGCCCTTGTAATGCCGCGTGCGGTTGAACGTCACATGAGCGACGAAGCCCGGCGAAGTTGGGTCGTTGCCGATCTGGTGACCCGAACTGAGTACGCGAAGCGGCAGCGTTGACGTGCTGGCAAGCGCCGGATTGAGCGACACGCCCGAAATGCCGAACCGAGTAGCCTGGAAGCCTGCGTTCGCTTGGAGATCGGCGCCGTCGTTCAGCAGCAAGTTGAACGCAGTGCCGGGAACGGTCGGAACCGTGATGTCCATTTCCACGTCCGGGTCCGTCTCGACGTAGACCCACGCCTGCGTAGAAGCGGGGATGTACTGGAAGCCATTTTTCGCCATGTACAGCGAGATCGGACCAAAACCGACAACAACGCCGGCAATGATCGACGTACTGTCGGCCGGCAGGTACCGCGAAATATTCGGCGCGATCGAGGCGTTACCGAGTTGCGAGCCGCCGGCATTACCGATCACAACTTGCGCGGCAGACGGCGGCCCGATGTTCGGGATGATGTCGCTGGCGCCCTGCGTGCCAATCGTGGACGACGCAAACACGACGATATCGCCGCGGAAGATCGCTGCAGCATTGGCCGCCGGCACTGCGAAGAGGCGCACCGAAGCGTGGAACGGGTCGCCACCGCCGAGAACCGTAGGCACCAAACCAGAATAATGCCGGAAGCCGCCCCCGAGGACGGGTTGATTGACGATCTGGACCACGAGCGGGCCTCCTAAGTTGAAACGATGGCGCAGCCTATCACGAAGAGTTGTCTTACAACAAGGGGGCTTGACTACCTGTCAGACAAGTGTATGACAAGCGCGGGTAGACATGGGGACTTACGTACATGAGCGTGATTTTCGGGCTAATCCTGGCTATGATGGCCCACCCGCAGCACGTCGCAGTGCGGCGTTTCGATACGGCGTACGACGCGACTTCGTATCCGGTGCCGTACGTGCTTCAGCATCAAACCGAAAGGATGCACAGATGAATGCGGCCGAAGCAATGAACAAGCTAGCAGCGCTCGCCATCGGATTGGCCGCCATTCTGTTGCTAGGAATAGTTGCTCGTGACGTGCTCGACCATATGAATGCGCCGCCAGTCGAAGAGCCTTATATTTTCACTTTGCCGGCGACGATACCCACATGCTTACACTACTACGTCGCCAGCAACGAGCACTTCGAGGGCTGGGACATCGATCAACCGATGACAGTAGAGTCCTACAATACGCACGATATATCAGTCGTGCATAACATTCTGCGTCATTCATGGGGCTGCGGTTTTGAAGGTAAACCACAATGACGTTTCCTTGGGAGCCTGATCCATTTGAACAAATCACGCAACGCATGCGCGAGCTTGACGTACCGGAGTTTCTGCGCCGCGATGCGAGCAACCGCGCACCGTGGATGCTCAGTCCCGCAACAGATCCTCCAGCGACGCCCCCTGCATCGGCTCAGCCTTCGGTAACCACGAATTTGCCTCCCGACGCATAGCTGCGCGCACGACGCCGGTCACGCCGCTATCGCGAGCGCGTTCGAAAAGCAATATTTCGCCTTCCGCAAGCGCCTTGTCCACGTCCGGGTCATCTTTGATCGCGGCCCACTCAATACCGGCGGCGCGCAACGCCAGCTCGCGGGGCACGCCTTCACTCAGACGCTGCAAGAGCAGTTCTCGCGGCGTCTGAGGTTCTTTCTTTCCTGGAAAGGTCCACGGAAACACGTTATTTCTTTTTCAGCGTAGCGCGGTTCGTACTCATAGTCGCACGGTCGATTGCACGCCCCGCCGGTCCCAGCATTTCGCGATGCAGGCCTTCAGCAGTCAGGCGTTCCGAATTTTGCTCAACGTGGCCGCGATCACGCAAAATTGACAACGCCATGTCGCGGTTGCCGCCGAGCTGCTCGGTAAGTCGGTCGAGAAGGGGTTGGTGCTGCGTCATCGCTGTGCAACGATCTGCGGGCCGCCGGACGCGGGAGGCGTCTCGCCGCCCTGTACTGCGCCA